GATGGACTCAACAGTTGTTACTGTTGTATGGGTTGACTGGGATAGGCCAGATGAGTTCGGTTATTTTGAACATCGAGTCTTAAATTGGCTAGAACTACAAGGAGATGATTGGGAAGAACAGTATTTCCAAATAGTTAACTTCTTAAGCAACTACGACGTATTAGCAGTTGGTGTTGACGCTAATGGTGTTGGAGATGCTGTTGCACAGCGTCTTAGACTTTTATTGCCTAGAGCAGAAGTTGCTTCTATTACCTCTAGTGCTACTGAACAGTCACAAAGGTGGAAACACCTTCAAGCGTTAATCCAAAGAAAATTATTGGGTTACCCTGCCCACGCAAAAACACGTCGTTTAAGAACATGGAAAAGGTTTTACCAACAGATGGTAGATGCTGAGGTTCAGTACAAGGGTCCTAACTTCCTTGTGGCTGCTCCTGATGAGTCTTACGCCCATGATGATTACGTTGATAGCCTCTCTATTGCCTGTGCTCTAACTAAGGACTTAGTTATGCCAGAGGTGGTTCTAACCAGTAGCCCGTTTTTCAGTAAAAATTAAAACTGAGTTAACCCTTACTTATAGTAAAAAATCAGAGAAAATCATCTTTGGAATAGGCCATTCCGTCTTACTAACCTTATAAGGAGTCATAATGACACTAGCACCAAACCCACAGTTCCCTGAGAAGGGTTCAAATGTCTACGAAATGAAAGAGGCAGGAAACGCATCACGTCGTGGTCCTCTTCGTTTTGAAGAAGGTATTGCAACAGATACAGATGTTCCAAATGATTTTGAACTAGGAATGCAGCAAGGTTTTGCTGCTGCTGCAGGTCGTCCAAACCGTAATGCACCAGTATGGCAAAAGACTGCTGCAGAAACTATGCAGGCACGTGCCCATGTTGGCTCTGCTGCATGGACAGAAGCACCAACATTCCTTGCTGAGTTCTCACACGGGTCTTTCACAGACTATGCAGAACAAACAACTGAGGTTGTTGCACGCTCTGGTGGACGTACACAACGTACTTCCCCAACCGTAGTAAACGACTAAAAGAGTTTTTTATCTTTGACCCCCTAGGATTGTCCTAGGGGGAACAAAGTTGTAAAGGAAATAACTGTGGCTGAAAAACCTGCAAATCCAAAACTTTGGGAAATGGTGATTGCTCAAGCAAGAGCCAAATACTCAACGTACCCAAATCCTGCAGCAAGTCACTGGGTTCGAGAGAGATACACTCAAAGTGGTGGTAGATTTATAGACTCAAACAGTCCTATAGAGCAAACAAAAAAACTTAATGAAAAACAATTTGCAAAATTGCAAAAAGAACGTGGAACTAAAAAAGACGCAAAAGACGTGAAACGTAAAAAGGATAAGGGCGGAAAAAAGAGTGACACTAAGTAAGGTCATACGATGAGTTTTGTTGACTTTTCTCCTCCCTCATACAGAGCAGCCTCCTCTGATTTAACCATCTCAATTTCTCCACTTGGTTTAGTGGAACTTGCTGATGAAGAATTTGAAGTTCATGGTCCGCGTTTAAATCGCTACTCTTTAAATTGGGCGATGTACTTAGGACATCACTGGGGTTACCGCCGTGAACAAGGCGAAATGCAAATTGCAGTAAATTACTACAGAGCATTTACAGATTATCTTTCTAGATTTACTTTTGGTAAAGGAATTGGTTTTCGCAGCCCTAAAGCAACTGAAGCAATTGTTCCAGACCGTTTGCAACGAGTGTGGGAAGTAGATAACGACAAAACTAGAGTTCTTTTAGAAATGGCACAACAAGGTGGAATCTCTGGAGATTGTTTTGTAAAAGTAGCCTATGAAGAACCGTGGACTGATGCAATTGGTCGAGTACACCCAGGAAAAGTTCGAGTTCTTCCTCTTAACTCCTCTTTCTCATTCCCAGAGTTTCACCCACACGACCGCAATCGTCTTTTAAGATTTAAGCAGAAGTATCGTTTTTGGGGAACTTCTTTAGAGGGAACAAGACAGGTATTTACTTACACTGAGATTCTTACAGATGACCTTATTGAAGAATACATTAACGATGAACTTATTGACTCTCGTCCTAATCCTCTAGGAACAATACCAGTTGTACATATTGCAAATATCCCTGTTGCTGGCTCACCTTGGGGTCTTCCTGATTGCCATGACATTATCTCTATTAACCGTGCATACAATGAAATTTCAACAGATGTTGCAGACATTATTAACTACCACGCTGCACCTGTAACAGTTATTGTTGGTGCAAAGGCTTCTAACCTTGAGAAGGGTCCCAAGAAAGTTTGGGGAGGTCTTCCTAAAGATTCACAGGTATTTAACCTAGAAGGTGGCGGAGCAGGAATCGAAGGTGCTCTAAAGTATCTTGAACTATTAAAGCGTTCTATGCACGAGTTAATGAACGTTCCAGAGACAGCACTCGGTCAAGTTCAACCAATTTCAAATACTTCTGGTGTGGCACTTTCAATTCAGTATCAGCCTCTTATGAATCGTTGGACTCAAAAGACTGCCCAGTATGGAATCGGCCTTGAGAAGATTAACGAACTTATTATTTTGAACTTGGCAGTTAAAGAGCCAGAAACAATGATGTACAACCCAGATGAAGACGGTCCAATCAAAGAAGGTCAAATGGTTAAACTTGACCCTAACGACTCTCTTACCTATCAAAACAGCGTTCAGTTCCCACCTCCTCTTCCACTAGATAAGTTAATTATCCTTAACGAAGTACAAACTAAACTTGGCATGGGTCTTGAGTCTAAAGAAGGTGCTCTACGCACTTTGGGAGAAGAGTTCCCAGAAGAGAAACTACAAGAGATTCGTGAAGAACTTAAAGCGGAAGCACTTTCAGATGGTGCTCTAACCTTGTTAAAGGTGCAGATTCAAAAAGAAATTCAAGATATGACTGGAATGATGCCAGGTCCTGGAGGAGATGGAGCAGTTCCACTGCAACCTACTCAACTAGGTGATGGCGACATTATGGGAGATAACCTCTCAGGTGCTCCAACCCCAGAAAACGCTGCCGACCCTGCTGCCCAAGAAATGGCTATAACAGAGGCTGGTATGGAGATGGATATTCGGAACAAACTGCTAACCGAGTCCTATGGAACGAAAATTCCGCAGAGAAGAGCAGTAGATAGAAGCCAATAAATTTCAGATGAAAAATCTGATTTAGCCTGACAAACACTACGAAATGTTGTGCAATTATCAGGTAAGAAATGTGGGACACGCGGATAAAACCGCATTCGGACAATAACCAAGGAAACGGATACGCAATTACTATGGAAAACACTGAAGTACAAGAAGTACAGATTGAGTCAGTAGTGCAAGAGACTGCTACTCCTATCGTGGAAAGTAAGGCTTCTAAGGAAGCAACTGACTTTGGCTTTTCAGCCGAAGACTTATCTCGTGCTCGTGCACAAGAGAAAGAAAAGTTGTATCCGCAAATGGAAAAACTAAAAGAAGAACTTGCTACCTTGAAGAAGGAGCGCGATGAGAAGGCAGAGCAAGAAGAAATTGCTCGTCAACAGCAGGCTGAACTTGAGGAAAAGAAACTAGAAGCAGACATGGACATCCGTCAACTTCTAGAAAAAAAGGAAAAAGAATTTCAGACTCAGTTAGAAGCAGAGCGTCTCGAAAGAGAACGTGCCTTTGCACTACTTGAGCAAGAAAAACATTTTCAAGAAGTAATGCAGTATCGTCAACAAAGAATTGAGCAGGAGCGTGAAAACGTAATTCCTGAACTCATTGATTTGATTGAGGGTAACAACCGTGATGAAATCGAGCAGAGCATCGCGTCATTGAAAGATAAATCTGCTCGTATTCTCGACTCTGCACAGCAGGCTTTACAGTCTACTCGCAGAGAAATGGCAGGAACACGTATTACGTCTCCTGCATCAGGACCTCTCGATAATGATTCGGAACAACGTTCGTACTCTCCCGAAAATATTCGGGAAATGTCATTGGCGGATTACGCGAAGCAACGAGCCAAACTACTTGGCGAAGCAGCAGGTAATCGTGGTAAGGGACTGTTCGGGTAAAACCAAACAAACTAGATTATCCAACTAACAAGAAAGGACTGATACCAACATGGCATCAGCGATTACAGGCACCAGTGAATTAGCAGGAGCACCTACCGCATATAGTGGTTCAAACTCCAGCCTATCCACAGCAATTCAGACCATCTGGTCTAAAGAAATTTTATTCCAAGCAATGCCAATTCTGCGTTTCGAGCAGTTTGCAGTTAAGAAGACTGAACTAGGTGTAGCACCTGGTCTTCGTGTGAACTTCCTACGTTACAAGAACTTTGCTGTAGACCCAGCACCACTTACAGAAGGTGTACGTCTAACAACAAACGCTCTTACAGCAGAACAAATTGCAATCACAGTTGCAGAACACGGCTACGCAGTAGCAGTTTCTGAACTACTTCTTAACGCATCATTCGATGACGTTATGGCATCATCTTCACGCCTTCTAGGTCGCCACATGGCACAGTACCTAGATGTACAGGCACGTAACACACTAGGTGCTGCAACATCTGCAGTATTCGGTTACGACCGTACAGGCGTATCAGCAGGGTCACAGTCATTCTACGACGAAGGCTCAAAGGCAACATCTATCGCAACCATCACAGCCAACCACAAGTTGACAACTGGTGCTGTAAAGGATGCTGCACTTACCCTTGCTTCAAAGAACATTCCTCGCTTAGGTGAGACATACGTAATGTTCATCAATCCAAAGCAGTCACGTGACATTCGTTCGAACCCAGAGTTCATCGAAGTTACAAAGTACGCTGCTCCAGGAAACTTCATGCTAGGTGAAATCGGTCGTCTATACGACGTAGTATTCATCGAAACAACTCAGGTTAAGTCATACGCATCAGGAGCAGTTGTTAACGAGACTGCAAACGTTGGTGCACCTGCTGACCAGACTGAAGTTCCAGTAAAGGCAAACACAAACCCAGGTTCAGGTGGAAACCCAACAGGTTCAACTTCACCAAACCCTGCTGGTTCATCTGCTGGCACTGCAGCAACAACTGTCTACGAGTCAATCATGATTGGTGACAACGCATTCGGTCACGCAATTTCCCTTCCAGTTGAACTTCGCGATGGTGGCGTTCTTGACTTCGGTCGTGAGCACGCTCTTGCTTGGTACGCAATTTGGGGTCTTGGCGTAATCACAGACCAAGCAATTTGTAAGGTCTTCACCGCTTAATTAAATAAGCATTGGTCGGAAGAGTCCCATACTCCTTCTTTGGGACTCTTCCGCCACAAAAATTAACAAAACAAACACAAGGAGAAATACATCGTGGCAAATAAAGCAACTAGTCCTTTGGACGCAACAGGGCGTGCACAGGAACAAGCAACAAGAGACAATGCAGAAGCACTTCGTAAGCGTAAGGAAGAAATTTCTACAGCGAACAAGGTTGAGGCTGAACTTCTGGAAACTGCGGTCTTTGACCCAAAGAGTCCAGAGAAACCAATTGTTCTAGACGAAATCGTAGAAGTTGGCGTAACACTTGCAAATGACAAAGTTGTTATCCGAACCATTACAGACATTGAAGAAATGACCTGGGGTGTAGGAAACACATACAACTTTAAAGCAGGAGTTAAATACTCAGTTCCTTCAGAACTGGCTAACTACCTCGAAGGTCTAGGTTATATTTGGCGACCAAACTAAACAGTCTGTTTAGTTATCGTCAACACTCTGGTTACTCCTCTAGTTTCTGCCCTCCTCCTAGAGGAGTAACCTTTTTAATGCTGATTAAATTCGCTTAATAAGGAATCATTAGCACCTAGAGTTTAAGCACGGAGGATACGTGGCAACAGCGTCTAACTTAGCCGAAATGGTTAGGTCCGAAATAGGAGACTCCTCTAAATCTTTTGTTATGCAGTTTATTGCAGATGGTACAACAAATAGATTTGGTCTTCACTACTCTCCCGTAGATGCAGCAAGTCTGTACGTAAGATTCGATGACTTCAACGTTTCCAATGATGTTTCCGTAGAGGAAGCAACAGGAGTTTTAGTAACGGATGTAATTCCACCAGATGGAACTGAAATTACAGTTGCTGGCAATTACTTTAGATATTTTACACCAGCAGAAATTAATCGCTTTGTAGAAAACGCTGTATTGCAGCATTCAAATAATAGAACAGACTCTTTAGGAAGAATTCAAACTCTTGAAAATCTTCCTCCTGTAGAGGTTTATCCAGTATCTCTTCTTGCAAGCACACTTGCTCTTTACACTTTAGCAACAGATGCTTCTTTTGACATTAACGTGTTTGCTCCAGACGGTGTGACAATTCCACGTTCTGAGCGTTACCGTCAATTAATGGATATGATTCAAGCACGCAAAGACCAATACCGCGAACTATGTGTTCTGCTTGGTATCGGTATGTATCGTATTGAGGTATTTACATTCCGCAGAATTTCTAAAACCACAAACCACTACGTTCCAGTTTATCGACCACAGGAGGTGGATGATTACTCTTACCCAGAAAGAATCGAACTTGCCCGACCTACCTATGGCGACCAGCCCTCAGAACGACCTTATGACTCTGTGGACCTTACTGCCTATCAAGATGTGGCGTTTACGTACTCTATTCCGTTCGTCGGAAGCCTCGTTACCCGAGGAGTAGTAGCAAATATTCGTTGGAAAGCAGGTGCCCCACAAAGTCACATGCCTTTTACTGTGACAGTGACTACCTCTCAGACGGATAATACAAGCCATACGATTACTTTAAGTTTGACCAAGGACCAGACCAAAAGACTTGCACAGCGTATGTACTGGGACATCGAGTTAGTTAGTGATAATGGAACTCGAGAAACATACAAGGCTGGCAAACTATTTACAGTGCGTGAGGTGACAACGTAATGCCTATTGACCCAAATAGCCCTCTCTATCCAGAGATTGACCCTGCACTTTTACCTGGAGTTCCTACAACTCGAGGAGCACGTGGTTACCAAGGACCAACAGGACCAACAGGTCCACAAGGACCCGCAGGTTCTGCATCTGCAACTGGTGCAACAGGTTCTACTGGTGCAACTGGTGCGACTGGTGCGACTGGACCACAAGGTCCTACTGGTGCAGTTGGTCCACAAGGTTTAACTGGATTTACTGGTCCACAAGGTGCAACTGGTCCTACTGGTGCT